ATCTAACATGCTCTTTATCTTCTCAGGTTTATTATAAACCTTTCTCATGTTAGACATAATAGGTACGAGCCAAGGTTCTAGCTTTTCTTTTTCTGTACCAGGTAAAAACCCATTATCCTCTGTTGATACTGTAGGTCTAGTGATAACTATTTTATTGTACTGCCTCTTGAAGTACATATCTAAACCTATCTGAACAGCTAGCAACGTTTTACCACTACCAGCTTTACCAACTACAAAACTAAAAGCATGTTTTATTATTTGTTCTTTAGCTTTCTTTTGCTCGTCTGATAATGTGATATTAAATTTAATATTATTCTTAGGAGGTTTTTTACTTTTGTTATCCGACATCGGCGTATCTATATTTAGTATCTCCATCCTCATCATGATAAGCTTCGAGGATTTGTTTTCTATTGTCTTCAGCTTTTAAAGATATATGAATCCAAGAATAATCAAACTCATTAATCATTTGATCAAACTCTATTCCTTCTTCGATGATCCAATTATATATCTTTTGATTACACATTTTGCCGTCTTGCCAGAACTGCAGGTCAAGTGCTTCACCTTTGCAATGCTGGCTTTTACGAGATCCACCAATAGCACGATTAAGTGCCGGGGAACGGTAACCACTAGTGATCCTGATAGGACCAAGAGCGTCACGAATAGGCTGTATAAGATCAGTAATAATCCTTTGCATATTACGAAGGTGTTCTTTATCTGGCGCATTACTTATATTTAAACGTTTAGCAGTGTTACTTCTTGTGATCTCTGATAATACAAAATTTTTACTTAATCTCATTACTTTATTATTATTGATAAATTAGGTGAGCTTGCGTGATCTATTTTTAATGTATATTTTTCCACGTCAAAACTAAGGCAGTCTTCTAAAAGAAAACTTGTGTTAGCTGGTAAGGTTAAACCTTTTATAAAATAAAAACTACTACTACCATCGTGCAAGTACACGCTTATATCCTCAGAAGAACTATCATTGTTAGATATATGTATCTTAGATATTCTACCTGTGTCTTGCGTACCTGCTTGCAACAGGGTAGTTGTTGTTGTTGCTGCGGTTATATTTACTATTTTTGACATACTATATTTATATTACTTATATATCAGCTATAGTTAATTTAGCTCCATATATTTTGTTTGAAGTTGAAGTTGTATTTACTTTTATTAAAAAATAATTACTAACAGATGAAGACACAGATCTATCTGTCCTACCATCATCTAGAGATAATGAAGAGTTTGTATTACCACTAATAGCAGAGCTAGCTGCTCCTGAAGTGTAGTTAACATCATAACCAAAGCATGTTAAAGTGTGAGATGCATAGACTTGCAAGTGCGTAGCTTTCTTACCTTCAGGTATACCAACCATAGCATACATTTCTATATAAGAACTACCAACTCTTATTGAGTAGTTGTTAGAAGTATCGTCCTCTAACATCACTCTTTCTAAGTTAGCGTCATCATTAGACATAAACATATTTGGTAATACTTTTATTGTAGTACCATGTACGTTACTACCTCCGCCACCACCGCCTGAAGTAATATCGCTTACTACAAATCTTCTAAGCTCATCAATATCATTTTGCATTAACTGCATTTGATGTAGCATAGCTGCTTCACCTTCATAATTTAACAACTGCTCGTGCTTACCATCCGTGTAAGCTCTAGTAATTGCTGTTAAATCACTACCTGTTTTATTATGTATCCTACCTGATTCTTTATTCCCTAAAGCCATATTAAATTACTCCTATCGTTACTTTACCTCCGTAAACTTCCTCTGAAGACGCTTGAGCTAACTCTATTAATAAATAATTAGTACTGTCTGAATTCACGTCTGTTATATCTAAAGTGGTACCTATATTACCTGTGCCTTTACTAGTTACTGTTTTGCTATCTATATCAGCCTCATATACCGTCATTGCTGAAGTACCACTGCCATATACATCAACACGTATAGCTTTAAAGCCTGCTGGTATATCTACAGATGCATACATTTTGGCAGTGCTATGAGATTCTAAAAATCTATCACTACCCGTGTCATCTATCATTAAAGGTCTACCAACATCATCAGCTATAAAATCTTTTGGTAGTATTTTTATTGCAGTTATATTAGGTAAAAACTCACCTGAAATAGTGAGGTTTCCACCAATTGTAGCGTTACTACTTACGTTAGATGTCCCTGTAACATCTAGTGTATACGATGGTGAACTATTACCTATACCTAACGCAGCACTAGTACCATTTATATAAGAACTTCCCGATGCTTTTATTTGTACTTTTGCATTAGCGTTATCTCTTAATACTAATTGACCTTTATGAGCGTTAGCACCACTACCTATTCTAGCTAGTTGGCATATGTTATTGTCATCATTATCTACTAAAGCTAATTGAGCAGAAGGTGATTCATCTGTATCTTTTACGAGTACTCTGTTAGCGATTAAATCTCCTCCATTATCACCATCGAGTGTACCTATAATAGTATTACCGCTACTATCAAACGTTATACAAGTAAATCCATCTTCATCTTTTATTTCGTTACCATTAACCTGAAGGTCACCAGCTATAGTTGTTAGAGATGATGCTCCGTTTGCTATGGTGACATCAACTTCTTGTGCGGTATCAGTACCAGTCATAGTGATACCGTTACGTAAAGTACCATCGTTAGCTACTTGCAACTCTAGCTTACCACGTTCATCACTATCATCAGACTCAGCTATTGTACTTATTATCTCTGAGTAAATAACTTCTTCAGGCGTACCAGCCGTGTTTCTACTAAGAAACCTTATCTGACCGCACTCGTCATCATCTGCACCAGCGTTACCAGCTTTAGTGTTTTGTATGTTAAATATAGGACCGTTAGCGTCATTATTAGTATTTTGTAACGTTATAACACCAGTAAAAGTTCCACCAGAACCACCGGTAACAGCTCCTGATGCTGTTACAGTAACACCATTAAATATTGTAGCGTCAAGCTGCCCAGTGTTACTATTAAAAGCAAGATTACTACCAGTTTTAGGAGGTAAGTTTCCTGTAGCTGCTGTTGCAAATAATGGAAAGCAAGTAGTATCGCTTGACTCGTCTGCTAAAGTTACGTTAGTTGCAGTTGTTGCAGTTGTTGCATTACCTGATACAGTTGCTGTTAAAGTTCCTGTTACAGTTGCTCCAGCATTTGTTGTTTCAATTTTTTTGCTTCCATTATAATATAAATCAACACTACCTGCTGTATTAAATCTTGCCATATTTTGAGCGTTTGCTCCATCCCATGCTAAAATTTTATCACCATTAGTTTGCAAATAAAACTGACCTGTTCCTTGGTCTTTTATAAAACTATTACTTCCATTATGTAGTATAGTAAAATCATTATTATCTCCAAAAGCTATTTTTTTATCATCAGCAAGTTCTATTTCATCAAAGTTTGCTTTATGTATATTTGTAGAGCCTTGGTCAGTAGTCCAATCTAATATTGCGTTACCACTAGGAATTGTAGGTTTGTTAAGTATTTGAGCATCACCCGAACTAGCATTCCAATCTGACTG